ATCTAATAGTGGCTGGCGTATCTGGTTAAATGCCAATGGAGACTTTACACTAGGCACATTCATACAATTAAATGATAATAACACCATCCAACGTGTGACTTGGCACGAAGATGGTACTGATTCCGTGTTCGATATAACTAATAACTAGAATAGTGTGGTAATAATGCCAAGAACACCTAATAGACCCGTTGATGTTTTCAAGCATATAGATATGAGTGGAGGCAATGAAAATGAATGTTGGGAATGGAAGGGCAGACTCAATCCGAAGGACAATAGACCATACTTTACTGTTGCAGGGCAACGCCGTCCATCATACGCCGTCGTCCTCGAATTATATACGGGCGAAGAAGCGAAAGGCCGTGTGGCTAGGCATCAGTGTGATAACTCTGTCTGTTGTAATCCTCACCATCTTGTATGGGGTGATCACCAAGATAATATGAACGACATGAAAGAAAGAGAGAGACATGGACTACCTAAAATTGTCGTACGCTCTATACGCAAACTACTGGCTGAAGGACGAACCCAGTCAGACATTGCTGAGTTATACGGAGTTTCTAGAGAAACTATCTCAAGCATTAGTACAGGACGTAGAGGGGATAGAGATAGTAACGAAAGCTGTAGCCGCGGAGAAGGCGAAGACAGTAAACAGGATACATGAAATAAAAGATAACTTGACACCCATTAAATTCTGAGCTTAAGATTACTGGAATCATGTTCCTCCTGTTGATTCCATGTGATCTCCTTTAGCCCCGGATGCCTCCCTCATCCGGGGCATTTTTTGTGCTTGACCATGTGTGCTGTTGCGGATAGACTTGTTTTTACGTTAGCAATAAAGCTAGTTAGGAGAGTATAATGAATAACATCGTCCAATTCCCAAAAGCTACTGACTATTTCCCACAAGAATCAGACCTTTACTTTGATACATGGGAACGGCCTGTCTATTTCAAGGGACAAGGCGATAAGTACTATGAAGTTCCTGATAAGAAGAGCATAATAAGAATGGTAAACAAAAAGCCATACTCATTGGGTGTCGTTGGTAAAAACTATCAGCGATTGCCTACAAAAGAACTGTGTCAAGCAGTCGAAGAAGAATATATTGGGAGCCTAACACATGAACAACTCGATGGAGTTCAAGTTGTCGACAAGACAGCATACCATGGAGGTTTATGCATCCGGCAGTACATATTCCCAAACATTAAGGCAGAGCTTAAGTCGGGAAAAAGCGATGTCGCATTTCGAACTGTCATTATTAATGGGTATGATGGCTCATCCAGCTTCAAGTTTTACAACGGAGCTATCGACTTCTTCTGTACAAATGGAATGGTCACAGGAATATACGATCTAGTTTACAAGAGACACACCAAAGGTCTTACCATTCCTAAGCTCACCGACAAAATCAAATCATCAATCGACATATTCTATAAACAAGCTGACCAATGGAACAAATGGATCGGCAAGGAGATCAGTGATGAAGACGCCAAAGAATGTTTCGAAGCCATCCCTGGCGCGAGTGAACGTTTCGTCAAAAAACTTATGCGACAATTCTACATCGAATGCCTGTCCCACGGAAGAACAGTCTGGGCCTTATACTCGACGGCAACATACTATGCTAGTAACTCAGATGGAGAATTTAGAGTCCGAGAAACCACGCAGGACCATTCAGCTAGTACTCTAATGAATAGAGAACGGCAGATTAGATCTTGGTTAAGCACCGATTCCTTTAAACAGATAGCAGCGTAGGAGGCTAACATGGAAGAAATAGAAATTGATGGGATCAAGATAGAAAAGAATATCCCATTACCAAGCAGTGGAAAGTGGGCGCAACTATTATCCGCATTAGATGTGGGAGATAGTTTCCTTGCTCCCTTATATAGTGATGACTTCAAGTATGAAGCATCACGAATACGAGCTAATACATGGACTGTTGGTGTGCGACTAGGCATCAAAATCAAAACTCGCTTGGTAGATGGTGGACTACGTATATGGAGGACTGAATGAACTCGATAAAAATTATAACTGTCTTGTCTGACCTCGATTACAAAATCTCTCTGGCAGTAAGTGATGCCATGACTGACCTAACGTCTGAGTTTAAAGGGTCAGCAAAGAACAATGAGGAAACAGCAGCCGAACACTCAATGAACATAGCAATGGCAACACAGAAGATCGCATCCAAACTGACAACAAGGTTCAAGAAGGATCACGATCTATCTAAGAAGAAACTAGACGCAGCTTGTGAGCAGTTGATTGGCTCGTCACTAATGACACTTATTCCTGGAACAACAACTACTCTGTACTCTGACAATATGTTTGTGTTCAGCAAACGTATGAATGAGGATAGTGCTGTTTGCTCGGCTAAAGATCTGATGATCGAACTAAACAAACTTGGTGTTGATCCAGATCAGATTGCTAAAGCAAAAGAAGCTGCTACTAAAGTCAAGAAGGGGAACGTCTACTACAACGTAGATGTTAATGAAACAGACGGAGGTACGTGATGGTTGGAGTATTCATCATTGTTCTTGTACTTCTCTTATTCGCCAGCCAAACAGAGCAGGCAGTGCATCCAACAGATTTAATGATGACGCAAGAGGAGCTAGTGCAACAAGAGATAGAGCTAACCCCATTATATAAGGATAAGAAATGAAAGGGGATACACCAATCAAATTGACAGACATATCAAAGATGTCTGACGAACAACTAGATGCTATGATCCACAACATCCGAGAACGCCGACTAAAACCTGTGCGGGACTTTGAGGAATTGTCAGCATTAAAGGCTGAAGCAATTCGGCAAGGACTAAACAAACAACTAACTAAACAGCTAGAGATGTTTGAAAAAGAACTATCCCGTGCAGACAAAGCCTTAGAGAAACTGGAACTTCGGACCATTAAACTACGCGCCCTCAAACTGGAGATAGAAGCGACATGACAGATGAATTACCAGTAGTTATCCATAGCCGTGAATGGCTAATAAATGTAGTTGACCAAGCCATTACTGCTAATAACGCAGTAATAGAAAAAGTCAAACGCAAACGTGCCATAGCTGAGTCAATAAGAAAGATGGACCTTGTTGATCTTAGACAACGACGAGCTATGTTGATGTGGGTACGGGATGATGTGTTACAAGAAGCTAACATGTCAGATAATATTCAGATAAACCGAATAGGCCAGGATGTAACTCCTGATGAGTAAAAGATCAAACAACAACTAGAGGAGGATGCACATGAAAGCAAGAGAGATCCGGGAAAGACTGAAGAACAAAGCAGACCTACAAGTAAGCCATTGCTTAGAGGCATTGGCTGAACAACTCAGCGTCCAACAACAACAGTTAATGGACATGGCCTTAATGCAAGATCAGATGGTAGCCATCGTTAGTAACTTTGTTAACGGATTAGAAGGCATGAAAGAAGCCACAGAATCTATGAACAAGATTAAGGGTGACGACGATGAATCAGGGCCAACACTTTAAGTTACACTCCCTATCGACGGAGATGACTAGTGATGAAGACAAAGAAAAGTACAATGCTTATGATCACACTAAGTTATCTGCGATCAACACTTGTCCTACATGGGGCATCCTACGTTATACGATGCATAAAACGATGGGAGGAACTAGTAGAGCAATGGCGCTGGAAGCTGGCGGTGCTGCACATGAATGTTTCTCGGCAGTTCGCTGGTATCAGTTCCACGCACGACAGGTTGAAGACAAAACGGGAGCAGCTATTGCAGAGAGACAGGGAATTAGAATCTTCGGAGAAGATCGTTTTGAAAAACTGGCACGTACTGTGTCTAGAACAGCAACAGATCGTACCAATCTCATTAATGTCTCGCTTGAAGCACTCGACAGTTGCGGTTTCTACGATGACATCTCCGACACCCGAAGGACTAAGTCCAATATCAGTGAGTCGATTATCGCTTATATTGATCACTATGATCTCGATAGGTATCCTATTTGGGTTAGGGATAGCAGTGATCCAGAATCAGTAATAGGGGTAGAAAACCCTTTCGATATGTTAGTAACCGTCAACTACGACATGAGCGGTACTAACAGAAACAAGACTGTCAGATATACAGGAAAGCTAGATGGCTTACACTGGAACAGAGATAGCCTCACAATCATCGAAGAAAAAACAGGGGCCAGGATTGACGAACATTGGCTGGCCCAATGGATGTTATCTCATCAAATTACTGGTTACTGTGTTGCTGCTAGTACCTTTACTAGTAATCCTTGCACTAATGCTATCGTTAGTGGAACCCGTCTACCGATTGGGAAAATCCCACACGAAGGCATCAGAAAAGAATTGGTTCCACGAAATGAAGTGATGATAGAGAAGTGGGCCAACTGGCTCGTAACTACTGTCGAACTAGAAGAGACTTGGAAAGATCAAGTCCTTAATGCGCCCATGTATACCCATTCATGTAATCGGTACTTCCGTTCATGTGCGTTCTTGCCCTTCTGTGCATCAGATGATGTCGAAGAAAAAGAACATATCATAACTGAAATGACTGATGATGAGTGGAGTCCACTACATGAGCCAACATAAATATATAGTAACTAAACTCAGCAACAATAAGTTTCATGTGGGTAGACTCCGGGTTGATGAGGCTAACTATGAAGTCTTATGCCTATGTCAAACCCAAAAGATTGCTGAACGAATCATGGAAGCATTAGCTAGACATGAAAGGGGAACAATATGGCTTCAATAACACTCGGCAAGAAAGAACTAACTACTCCTAAAACTCAAGTGCGCCGTATGAGTACTATCATATGGGGGCCAAGTGGTAGTGGTAAAACTACTCTGGCTGCTACTGCTCCGCGTCCCATCTTATGGTGTAACTTTGATCCCGATGGTACTTCGTCCCTAATGGATCAACCTGATATCCATATTGCTGACTTCTCTACGGACAATCCAAATGTCGTAGAAACATTTAAGAGTGACGGGTGTGCTGGAATTAGACAATTCCTGGAAGATAACGAAGACGTACAAACCGTAGTCTTCGATTCCATAACCTCATTCAACGAACTATCCCTTAAACATGGAGTCGCACAAGTTAGAGGCGCATCAATGGAAGCTCCAACACTACAGGGATATGGCAGACGTAACTCCTACACCATGCAAGGAATTATGTCCGTTATCAGAACAACTGGAGCCGCCAACAAACACGTAGTCTTCGTAGCACATGAAGATTCCCCACAAAAAGACGAACTAAGTGGGGCTATGATGGTTAGTATTTTAGTCGGCGGCAAGATGCAGTCCGAAATTCCTATTAAGTTGTCAGAAGTCTGGCACTTAGAGGACACAGGGAAGAATCGTAAGATCACTATTAGATCTTCCCGCCTTCGAAAGCCTATGAAATCTCGGATGTTTGTAACCAGCGAAAGTAGTGACTTTACATGGTCATTCGATCCCGAATCATGGGAAGGCGAAGGAATAGCAGATTGGTATAATAAGTGGGTGAAAAACGACGGCAAAAAGATCGACCTACCATGACACACAATCTATATGTTGTGTCTATGAATAGGATAACTACTATACTTGGGGGCTTGCATAGTAGAAGTAACAAACTATAATAAGTCCCTTTCTCAAACAACACACACAAAAGGAACTATCAACATGGATGATCTCGATAGCATTGTCGAATTCAGTGTCAATCTCAAAGACCAGAAAGCTCCCGATCCACTACCACCGGGGAAATACACTGGCGTTGTTCGTGGAGCCGAAGTGAAAATGTCACAGCGCGACACGCGATATGCCGCTGTTTCTTTCCACATCTCTCCCGACCAATTCCCGGCTGATTGGGAAGACGGTAATCCCGATGGACAAATCCTTGTCTATCGTCGGGTTGGTCTTGAAGACAATCCGAACTCTCGCTTCGGTACTAAGCGATTCATTGAATCAATTGGTGCGCCTTTGTCTAAGAAGATTGATGTCAACGAATGGGTCGGCCTCGAAGCTGAACTTGAAGTTGCTCACTCGACTTGGGAAGGTACAACTCGTGCCGAAATCACGCGAGTATCTGCTGCTTAATGCAGATAGGGAGGTAGGAGTAATTCCCTACCTCCCACCTACTCAACTTCTAATAATAAGGGGAGTATAATGGCTGAAGATAAAGCTAAAGCCAAACGCCGCACCCTACCTATCTATGCGGTAATGCAGATCATGGACGAATCCGGTAGGCCCATTCAAATCTCCAAAGATGATGTAAAAATCATTGGCGGTTATAAGAGTGCTGAAAACGTCCTCGACATTATGGAAAGCGGTCAATACGAGAACGCGATCTATAAAAAGATATCTCTCGATTAACCGAGGTACTGGTTGAATACTTCTAGTCGAGAGATAGGGGAGAGGAATGGTAGTTTGGCATCCTGCCTCTCCCCACCCTACCTTGACACACAAAGGAATGTGTGCTATGTGCAATCACAAGTTCGATTGGAGAACAAACTACTGCATCTATTGCGGTAGTAAAAATGACACAGAAAATAAGTGCCACGATCACACAAATGTAGTTTCATTCTCCCATGCAAAACGTAAGAAAGAACTTGATGATGTCATACGATCCCCCTTACAAGATATCAATTCCAACTCCGAGTATAATTCCTAAAGGCTTCGGTCCCAATTCCACTGGTAAAAGAGGTGGGAACCTTAGAATTCGTTGCACTAATGCTGAATACGATATGTTAGCTGAAGAAGCAGCGGAACTAGGGATCTCAATAGCTAACTTTGGCCGTTGGTGTTCTGTTCAAGTCGCTCAACAATTAAAAGAGCATAGACTTAGTAACTCAACGGCTCAAACCGTTGGGGAAAACAATGGACAATGGACTCAAATTTGATGAGACACAGGCTAAAGCTATTGGTGCTTGCTGTGACATTAGCCGTCGAATCGTACCTGTTACGGGCGCGGCTGGTACTGGAAAGACAACGATTCTACAGAATGTCTATAGAACGCTTAAAGCAAGAGGACACGAAGTCGTTTTGTGCGCTCCTACTGGCAAAGCAGCAAAACGAATTCAAGAAGCGACAGGTATACCGGCTCGTACGATACATCGGTTACTTGAGTACCCCCATCCTGGAGAAAGAGATGAGAAAACTGGAAAAACTCTTATCTCAACAGACCCAAAGCGAGACAGACAAAACCCCGTCGACTTTGATACAGTGCTAGTTGATGAATATGCAATGGTCAATGTGGAATTGCACCGTAATCTGATTGATGCGTTGCCTCATGGCGGAATAATAAGAATGTTTGGGGATGCTAACCAACTCCAACCAATTGAAACCTCCAAAAGAATCCAAGCAGAACCTTCGTCCTTCCTAAAGATGCTTAGTAAGTATGACGGGATCAGACTTACAAACATTCACCGACAAAAAGAAGATAGCAACATCATATCTAATGCTAACAGGATTGTTCTTGGCGGTATGCCAGTTCGCAAGCCTGACTTTAGTATTCAAATGACCGGCGAACCAGTTGAAGCTGTACAAGGATTTGTTCAGGACTGTTTAGCTAATGGAGTTGACTATGGAATCATCAAGAACCAGATGATAACTCCAACTAAAGTTGGTTGGGTCGGGACTGAGGCATTGAATGGTTGTATCCAAAACCTATTACACCCATCCGACAAACCATACACAGAAGTTGAACGACATAAGTGGTCCGACCAAGATTACATAAGAATGTATGAAGGGGATAAGGTCATCTATACCAGCAACAACTATCCCTTAGAAGTATTCAACGGTGAGACAGGAGTTATCAAGTCACTAAATGCTGATGCTAGTATCACAGTAGACCTTGGCGATAGAGAACTAGAGATTCCTGTCTCGCTGGAGATGGAAGGTAGAGGGGGAATGTACTACATGAACCCACAAAAAGACTTAGATCTAGCTTATGTAATCACAACTCATAAGGCTCAAGGCAGTGAGTATGATCGTGTCTGTTACATTATGAACTCATCTCGCTCATGGCTGCTGAATAGAAAGAACTTATATACAGCAGTTACTAGAGCTAAAGAGCATGTACATATCATCACAGATCAGAAGTCATTGTCTCGTAGTCTCTATAAGGAGGGAGATAAATAGTGGGGCTGTCGTTTAAGAAAACAAACAACATTGGCGGCAAAACTAAGTTAGCAAAAAGAGGGAAGTTCAACAAAGCTAAAAAGAAAAGTAAAAGCTGCAACAAAAAGAAGCCGTGGCGAATTCGTAAAAGGATGAAGATATATGCCAGACGAAACAGATAAGCTGTTAAGTGAGAGAGAAAAGACTCACGGAGATGCAGCAGAAACATTCGAAGTGGGGATAGATTTAGTAAGTATTGTTGTCCACACTTGTTCTCCACTTAGACCACATCACTTTGCAATTCTAAATATCCTCCACAAGATAGCTCGCATCTTATGTGGATCATTCAACCCGGATCATTGGGATGACATTGAAGGCTACGCACGTTTAGGTAAAAGAATACAACAGGAGAATAATAGTGGCTGATGTAGACAATTGGCTAATCCGCAACACGAAAGACGATAGCTTTTGGAGCAATAAAATCGGATGGGTAGACTACTCTAGCTGTCAGGTGTTTACCCAAGAAGAAAAAGACAAGCTCGACTTACCTATAGACGGAGCATGGGAGAAATTATGATAACAGAAGCATGGCTTATGCAGGAGTTCACCAAGAGAGCTAAAGCCTGTCAGTTAACTGTTGATTGTCTTGGTTCTGGAAAACTAGATAGTGAAATCGTCATCATCGGTGAAGCTCCCGGTGAACGTGAAGCTATGATGAAGATGCCACTCGTAGGTGGTAGCGGCAAGTTACTATGGGATGTACTACAACCATTAGAAATATCTCGTAAAGATTGCTACGTGACTAACGTAGTCAAACGGCAAGTAGCATTATCTACTAAGACTGAAGCTCGTAATCCAGTTAAGCGGGTAGAGATAGAACATTGGGAAGGGCTACTTGATTGGGAGTTAGAGCAACTTCCAAACATTAAATACATACTAGTGCTTGGTAACATGGCATTACACGCATTACTAGGTGAGTCAGGCATAACTAACTGGCGTGGCTCAGTCTATGATGTAACTATTGGAAAGAGTAGGCGCAAAGTAAAAGCAGTTATAACTAACAACCCTGCTCATGTACTCCGCAACATACAAATGGAACCGTTCTACAAGTTTGATGTTGCTAAACTCAGGAGAGTTATGGATGGACGATTTAAGCGACACATCGTTAGCGCAACAATTAACCCAACTTTCAACGAGGCTATCGAACATCTCGATAGACTTAGTGAATCTGAACAGCCAATTGCATTTGATATTGAGGTCATGTCTGGCGAAACCGCATGTATCGGATTCGCCAACAACGAGCGAACAGGTATATCAATCAATTTTAGAGACGCTAAGTCAAACAGATATAGCCTTAATGAAGAGAGATTGCTCCGTAGAAGAATACAGCGACTACTATCTGATCAAAGATCCAAACTCATAGCACAGAACGGATCGTTTGACTGTGGCTGGCTCTGGTATAAGGACAGAATCCACGTACCTAAAATGTGGTTCGATACATTACTCGCACACCATACACTCTATCCAAGTATGCCTCACAATCTTGGCTTCCTCACGGCCCAATATACTGACCATCCTTACTACAAAGATGAAGGTAAGTCTTGGCGTGAAGGTGGTAACATTGATCAGTTCTGGGAATACAATGTTAAGGATTGCTGCATTACATGGGCGGCACATGAGAAGTTACTTGAAGAACTTAAGTCGCAAGAGATGGATGACTTCTTCTTCTCTCATGTTATGCGACTACAACCTCATCTTATCCAGATGCAAGTCGGCGGTGTAAAACTTGATATGGAACTCAAGGCATCTATCGTTGAGAGATTAGATGTAGAACTCCAAGACAAACTAAAAGATATACAAGAGCAAGCAGCTACTCTAGCCGGTGAACACTGGAGATCCCTCAATCCAAACTCCCCAAGACAGTTAGGACAGTTCTTCTTTGGCGAACTACAACTTGTAGGCCGCGGCAGTAGTACTAACAAAGAGAACAGGGATAGGATGAAGAAGCATCCAAGAACTGGTGAGGATCAAGTCAAGTTCATCGAAGCAATTGATGTCTATAAAGAAGATCATAAGTTCTTCTCTACTTATGCAACCCAGAAGCCAGACCCAGATGGTAGGTTTCGTTGTGAGTATAAGCAGTTCGGAGTTCAAGCTGCACCGGGAAGACTAAGTTCAAGTGGAACCTTATGGGGAAGTGGAGGCAACTTACAGAACCAACCACATGCAGCGTATCCAATGTTCGTATGTGATGAAGGCTATATGTTGTCCTACTTTGACCTCAAACAAGCGGAGGCAAAAGTTGTCGCATACTTATGGAATGTGGAAGGACTCATCGAAAATTTCGAGAGGGCCGAGGTTGATGAAGGCTTCGACGTACATCGAGGAAATGCTTCAAGAATCTTCAAGCTACCGTACGATGAAATACCGGAATCTGACTACGATGACAATGGCAAACGCTCTCTTAGATACCTTGGAAAGCGGTGCGTACACGGACTTAATTATAGAATGCAAGCTCCCAAACTTGCAACTGTGTGTGGCATTCCAATTAACCAAGCAGAAGAAGCGTTCGCCTCGTATCATAGAGCTTTCCCTGAGATTAACAAAGCGTGGCAGCGTACAATATCAACTGTTAGAGAAGAACGCTGCTTATATACACCTCTCGGACGAAGATTTATTATCCTTGGCCGGGTAACAGAGGACAGCTTTGATAGTGTTATCGCATTTGTACCGCAATCAACGATTGGTGATAAAGTCAGTAGTGTTATTTATCTTTGTCACGAAGATGAAGAGTGGCCCGAAGACGCACGTATGTTACTCAACATCCATGACGCCCTCATCGCAATACATAGACCTACTGACAAAGAAGTTGTCCAACGACTTATGAAGAAACACGCGGAAGCTCCTATTACTATTAGGGGTAATCAAGTAAGCATAGGTACTGACTTTAAAGAATCAGTACCAGATGAAGGAGGAATACATAGATGGTCAACACTGAAAGAGGCTTAACTTTAGAAGAAGCACGAAATTTATGGTCGGAGATTATTCTTGATAAGGGCGCAAAATGTCCTTGCTGTGACCGTTGGGGCAGAGTTTATAGAAGGAGGATTAACTTATCTATGTGTAAATCTTTGTCATGGTTAGCAGCACAAGAGTTAATAGATGATTGGGTAGATGTACCTAATCGCGCTCCTAAATGGTTACTAAGAACTAATCAACTAGCTACTTTACGTTGGTGGGATTTAGTGGAACGTCGGCTGCTCGTTAAAGATTCCAAAAAGAAACATTCTGGTGAATGGCGGGTAACAGATAAAGGAAGAGAATTTCTAGAGGGAAGTAAGATTCCTGATGCTGTACTTACTTATGATGGTGAAGTTATTAGTACCTCTGAAGAATTAACTACTCTTAAAGAAGTCCACAACCGATTTGATTATCACGAAATAATGTCCACATGAACTATAAGAAACTAATTCCACCTGACTCCTTCATAGGACGGTACATGGACTACATGTCCTATGTAGAAACGGCAGAGTCATACGATTTTTGGTGTGCAGTATGGGCAATAGGAGATGCTTGTGGTCGAAGAGTATATGTGGATCGTCCTAACATTCCAGTTTATCTTAATTGGTATATTATCTTGGCGGCTGAGTCTGGCTCTACAAGAAAATCAACAGCAATTACGTCGGTTGCTGGAGTTGTTGAGAATATTAGACGACCACTTCTTACGGGTAAGACCTCTCCCGAGTCATTGGATCTCTTGCTTCACGAACAGAGCAGGATCTGCGGGGGAGCTTCCATCTCTTTCGCGGTATCGGAATTAGTAACAACACTAGGCAGAGAAGGTTACATGTCAGCTATGCCTGGACTGTTGACAGATCTATATGACTGTCCATCTATCAGGCGCATTCCAGGAACAATTAAATCAGGGGAGATAATTCAGAAAGATGTCTTCGTCAACTTCATATCAGCGTCAACTCCTTCTTGGCTTGTTACTGCAATCAATCCCTCAGTCATCGAGGGAGGATTTACGTCCAGAGTTATCTTCGTGGTTGACGATACTAGAAAACGAGCTATTGCGTGGCCTACAAGAAGAGAATCAACAGATGGAATTGGACTTAGGGGACAACTCGAAAGGCTCCAAACAGATTCAACTTCCATTGGAGCTATCGGAATCTCAGATGGTGGCCTTAGAAAGTTCTCCAAGTGGTATAAATCTAAAACAAATAGCAATGATTCATTCTTGGGTAGCTTTGAAGCTAGAGAGGATGATCATGTCCTACGTCTCGCGGCCATACTATCTATCAACGACGGAACCTATGAGCTTCAGAGTAGACACATCTCAAATGCCATTGCTGTTATCAGTAGAGTTAAAAGTGGAGCGAATGCCCTCTTCGGAGGAGACTTCAGCCAAAGTGCAAGACTAGCTGATGCTGTTACTCGTATGCGAGAAGTACTAATCAATGCTGGATCGGATGGGATTACACACTCAGAACTTCTACGCAAGATGCAGAAGCGATTAGATGCCAAAGAGTTAGGGACACTAATCAAAGTGTTACATGAATGTGGAATGATACAGATGTTCGAAGTAGGCCGTAAGAAATTCTATCGAGCTACTAGAGTTATCGAGAAGTTTGGTGTCACTTCCGAAGTGCTAGGCAAACTAAACCTTTAAGGGTTAGGTCTTTTCTTAAAGGTGTCAAACTTAAGCCCTGTCAAATCTCTACCAATCCATTGGCCCACCGTATCAGCAAACTGTTCTTCTGCTTTATTAAGTATAGATAGTTGTTGAGCTTTAAATGCTGATATCTGTAGGTTAAGTGAATCAATTAAGTCATCTCGACCTTTTACAGAGAGCTTCTTACCTGTGTATTGATCTTGTGTAGTAGTGCCAAGGGTTGATATTCTCTTGCGGAGTTTGCCTATCTCACCGTCAATATCCTTAATCGAACTTAACACTGGATCGGCAGTAGCCGATAATGCTTGTTGTATAGGATCAGCGGGAACTTCTACAGTATTACCTTGAATTGGATCTTCGCCTGAGAATGTAGCGGCCCCACCAGGAGTTCCACTCAATACAGCATCTAGATCTTTCTTAGCTCTAGTAAGTGCATCTTTCTTTTGTATTACACTTCTAGCTATACTGTCATTCGGGTTAGGACGTAATGCTTTACCAAACAATGGTTGTAAGTATCGAGCCTGACGTAAAACATTTCTTCCTAATTCATCAAGAGCATATTCACCACGAGTAGCAACTGACTCATCTATGCCTGGATTCATTGCTTCATATACAGCTATGCCTGTAGCTCCAGCAGCACCGAATAAGTCTTGTATTACAGCTACAACATCTTTATCGACTTCGGCTCCTGTAAACTTAGCCTTACCGTAGTTACCTGTTACTCGTTCACCAGTAAGTAATGGCCTTCCTTCAAAGAAAGAGAATCCTGATCCATCTGTTTCATCAGGAATTATTCCCATTCGTAAGTCCATGTCCATAGAAGAACCTAATGCTGCAACTACTGGAGGTAATGGGATATCGAATACCCTACCAAGTCCAGCTAAGAAATGGTTGCCTTGATCAAGTCCAGATTCTGAAAGCCCAAATGCTGCTTCCATTCCATCTATTACTATCCCTCTTACCAAACTTATCTCAGGCACTATTGGAATTAATATAGCTTCCCAAGGTGGCGCACCCGGTCTGAACACAATCATGTTGTTGTTGCGTTGGTCAGCAGTGAATCCTTTCCAATAGTAATCTCTGTATGTCCACTGTTTAGAAGGATCAGCAGGGTCAGGAAAAGTTTTAGTAGGATCAAGGCTACTATTATATGCAACCTCTAATGCTGTTGGCGTACCAATTCCAGCAGTAAGTACCCCCATTGTTTTCGTCCAGCCAGCTTTCTTCATTGCTCTACCTAATGTAGAAAATGCTTGAAGCATTGCGCCAGAGAATGGAATGGTAGCATTAACCGCTTTAGCTATTTCACTTGATCCTTGCAATCTAACATCACCAATCAAGTCGGCTGCTTCCCTTCGTGCTGTACGGATAGCATTAGGATTAGTCTCGCCAGCTAACTTTCTTAGTGTAACACCAACATTAGTGCCTTCATGTGCCGCAGCATTTAGATGTTTCCAAATCCTCCAGAACTGAGGTAGTACATTACCCCCATACACACTACTAATATAAGGAACTGTGTCTTCTAATATATTGGTAAGGTTGCCTGTGAATTCACTAGCGGCCAATGATGAAGCGGATTTTCCTGTCTCACGTTCTATTGGATTTAGTAATGAACGCTCTACTCTACGAGTCAAAGCAGCATTAAATCCTTTGAGCCATTCGGGGCTTTGCCTACCTAATGCAGTATTCCTAGCTATATTCTCTGCTGTAATGTCTGCTATATCTTGTGCTGTTCTAGTAGCTAGGATTTCCCAAGCCCCTCTAAATCCATCAGCCCAAACTTGTCCCGCTTCCTTACCAGATCCAATAAGGCTACTAAGAAACTTGCCATCTTTAGATTCAAACTTTAAGGCAGCATTAAGAGATCCCATACTGTTGTTATATATAAAAGATGTAGGCCCAAATGGAGAATACTTACCCGTAGTTAATTGGGTAAACATATTCTTAGTAGTATTACCAAACTTTAATAGCCTGTTATGTAAGGCTGAATCAAACTCAAGTGCATTTTTAAGATGCTTATCAGGTACATAGAATCCGAAATAATCCCCCTTTCGTTGTACCCAAATCACATTATCCATCTCAGCCATCATGTTAGGTGGAACAAGAGCATCTTCACCCAACCCGAACTTATCTTTAACTACTTTATCTCCAGAGTATTCTACGAACATATTGCCTCTGGCATTCTTGGGACTTGATAGGGATGCCTTACCTACAAACCTGACATTATCAATAGCATCATCAGGAACTATCTTTGAAACTTTAGGGACGTTTGCCTTATCTAATGCAAGGCCAGTTAGTCTGCTCAATACATTCCATTGAGCCACAGATACATCAGTATGTTGCATAACTTGATGTGCATAGTTAGCAGTAGAATGGAAAATGTCTAATGGGTTTCTTATCCCTTTGCCATGATCTAATCCCTGTAACATCCAGTTAGATACGCCTCTAAGGTTCTTACCTTGGGTAGTATGGACTCCCATATTAACTGCTAGACGTCTTACCCAACCGGCACGTTCTGTTATCTCTTTACCCGGAGTCCACAGAGACATCTTTTCCCCAAATTGTCCTGTCGTAAACTGACGCTTCCAGCCATTAGCAACTTCTTTACTCAAAGTTCCACGCTCTGCGGCATGATCAAGAATAGCCTCGTTCATCTTGACTAGATCTTTGTGCATCCTAACAAGTGCAGGATTAGCCATGAAGTCTTTCATCATCCTGTTTAATTCTGGATCGGTAACTGGATCTTTTGCTCCTCTCCACATTCCCGGCTTAGTACGATCATCAAGTCCTCTACCACGAATACTACTTATTAAGTCATCTTGATCTCTTAGTATCATAGCTAACTCGTCGGCATCACCTTCCTTAAATGCTTTTTCTAAGCCAGTACCCTCAAGTAATCCTTTATTATCTCTTTTTATTGCATCCAAAGCAGTGGCACGATTACGGACAATGTTCTCGCGCATAGCCGCTATGCCATCAGTAAAGACCTGTTTATCAGTATCAGTTAATCTAGAGAATTGTTTAACAACTTCCTTCAACGAACGAACAGTTACTTCAGATCCTTGTCCAAAGACGCCATCTTTAATCCATTGTTGAGTAGTCCCAAACGAATCAACAAACCCTTGTCCAGTTAGTTGGTCTATTTCTTTTTCGGGAACTCCTTGAGATCGTAAATACCGGGCTGTAACTTCCTGTTTATCAAATGCCTTACCAAAAACCTTGTTAGCTGTATCGGCTGCTACTCTTTTAGCCGCAGTCCACCCTGCACCAGCAACACTATCTTTACCCACAGCAGGCGCACCAGCTTGTCTAGCTTTAGCCATGTCCTCTCTAATAGCATTAATGGATTCTTCTGCCCCACTAATCTTTCTAGTAGACTTGGCACCTGTAACTGCTGGTATTCCTGTAATTGATTTAGCATGTCCGTATCTAGCAGCAGCAAATATACCAATAGCTGATGCACCAATCATCGCTGTGTTACGAATTATGTTACTAGTTTCAGCCTCTTCCGCAGCCTTATCAGCTTCAGCCATCCAAGGTCTTATTGCTGGAGGCACAACAGAAAGTTCTTCTGGAGATATTTCTACTGAACTACCTAGATTAACTCCTTGAGCAAACTCTTCTGGACTTAACTCAACTTCACCAGTTAATTGATCATCACCAGCCCCGCCACCAAGAGTATCATCTCCAACACTCCCACTAATGATCTCTGATTCTGGAGTAGATTCTGGAGTAATGCCTTCAATAGCTTCTTTAGAAAGCATAAGAGGCATTTCTGGATTGTCCATATAGCCTCTAATACCTTGCTCGATACCTGTACCTATTCCTAACTGTGCGCCAGCGCGGCCAACATTACCTTTATGTAAGTAAGTTCCCTCAGTCATTTTGCCGAGCAACTTATCTCTGTGAGGATATTTAGATTTCTTGGTGTACTTAACCATAGGAGTTAGAACATTCCCAACACCCCTAGCAAATCCAGCAGCCTTACTAGCACCACCAAGAGCAGTAAAACCGGGAATAGGAATAAGACTAGCAGCTAAACGAGCAGCTTGATCTTCTGTAGATACGGGTTCTTGTATTCCGAGAGCCTCATTAACCCAATTCCTGCCGCCAATACCTTTTTCTAGTAGCCATCTATCGGCTCCTTCAGACAAGGCTTCATTAAAATTATCTCCGATTCCTTTATCGCCGGTCATAGTATTCCAACCAGCTTGAATACCAGCACCAGCAAGTCCTAGTAATGCAGGAATACCTGTAGCAATATCTGATAATCCAGCAACAGCCTGTTTGCCGGGATCACTACGTCTAATAGTGCCAGCTTTGAACTCTTCTTCTGAGAGTTCTATAGCATTTTCTAGGTCTGGTGCATCAGCCATGATTATTCGGGATCAGGAATAAATCGGTACTTACCAGCAACCCCATAAACCCTGCCACTTTGTCTAGTTTTGGGGTTATACCAAGGAATTCCTTGAGGGGGAATATCATCAGGTTGAGGAGCCGATACTTTATTAGCTTTAGCTGCGTCAACTGTTGCTGTAGTTGCATCAGGAGCTTTGGTTTGTACTTTTTTTGATTGCTTTCTTTTTCTTTTCGCAAACGGGCTAAGTGGTTTATTATCTGGAGCAACAATATCATCTATTGTAACGTCATCTTGTAGAGTTGTTTTGCCTAACCTAGCAGCTTGTCCACCAGGAAATTCAGATGGCCTAAGTCCTATTGTGGGTAAGTCTTGTATTGTAGTTCCAGCAGTTAGTTTAGGACCGACACCAGCACGGAATAAGTTAGCTAATCCGGGAGCAAACTTACCAATTTCTACAGCAGTTTGTAGTCTCTTCAATCCAGCTTGTTGATCAGGATTATACATACCTGTTTCAGCTTGGTCAGGACTAAGTCCATAACCAAGTTGAAATGCTGTATTCCTTAATGTGTCTGCACCTTTACGTCTTTGAAGATCCATCGCACCACTAGTTTTTAGGCGTTGCAATGCCTCACCAGATGCTAAAGCTCTAGTATCTTTAGCAGTTTGCGCTGACGTATCAGGAGTAGGTGCAGACAGTAACTTAAATGGAAGCATCATATCAGACATGATTACGGCCCTTCATTCCCTACTTGCCTACCAGCTAGTGCAGCAATAAGTTTATTTTGATGATCCCAATACTTTTGATCAGCCGCAGCCATTCTATCTCTAGCTGCCATGTCGGTAAAATAATTACCCGCAGCTTTAAATCCTAATGCTCCACTCATATCAGGAATAGAGGCTGGTGGTGGGGTACTATATATAGCTTGTGATGCCAAACCTCCCGGAGTCTTGTCAGTAAATCCCGGAGCCGGTGCTTGTGGACGGTTCAAGTTCTGAATGTCAGTTAATCTTGCACGATCAGCAGTTCCTTGTTGGTTAAACAAGTTAAGTGCATCTATATCAGCAGTTTCAAACTGTCTATAAGCTGGTGCAAGTTTACCAGCCAACCTTCCAAGATCATTAGTGGATGGAATGCCACTACTAGTCTGCCTATCTCTAGCAGTTAAGTTATTAATCTGATCCATAAAGTTAGCTCTGCCACGATTAGTATCTCTCGATAGATAATCTTTAGCTGAACCTATAGACCCAAATGTTGGTGCAGCAGTAGCAGTTTGATTAAAGTTATCTGCCCTTGCTACATCACCTACTGCCATTTTCCTTCTAGCTTCAGCAGCAGCTTCACCCGCAGGACCGAAACTTACATCAAATCCACCTTCGGGAGTTCTAGTTGTACTAGAAAATGGAGTGTCACCTGTTAGAGCTTGTAGGGATTTCTCCTGATTAGCAGCGGCAGCAGCAATGTTAGCTTCATTAGCAGCAGTCTGGGCTTTAGAAGCATCTCTTCCAGCTAACCAATTAAGTCCAGCACCTACTACTGGGGCGATCCACTGAGCAACCATAATTAAAACACTCCACTTCCACGGGAACCAAGTCCTCGTTTATCTCTACTAGTTCCAACTCCACTCTCTCTTTCTGCTAATGCATCAAGAAAACTCGGCGCACCACTTACCATGCCTTGTTGTCTTCCACCTTCTTGTAGTGCTGATACTGCACTAAATAGTGGGTCTGTTCCTACTGCTTCCGATACTCGTCCAGGCAACTCGCCAACAGTTGTAGTTAAGTAGTCTCTAGCTTGGTCAGTGAATGGAGTAACATCGAACAATTCATCTCCGAGTTTGTATCCTTGTGCAGCTTCTAGTGCTGACCCTCTAATAGCATCAATTCCACTTCCAGCTTCACTTCTAACACCACCAAGTATATCATCCAGCCTACTTTGTACGTCTGACCCTTGTGATAATAGACTTTCACTAGCTAAACGTCCACCTCTAGGACTTAACTGCCCCCGTGATCCAGCCCTAGCAATAACATCTTGTGCGCCACTTAACTTCTGGCCGTATATATTTTCCGCAACTTTACTAAATGCGTCAGGATTAAATATGTCAGTCTCAAATCCTTGAGGAAATGCTTGATTTATTGCTTGCACTCCTTGGCCGCGGAGTTCTACGTCCTTGTTAAATAAGGCTTCATCAGCGAAGGCTCTACCAATCTTTTCGTTGAGCATCGAATCGAAATCTTGTCCAGCTTCGAACTTATCAAAGATGCCTTTCGAACGATCTCTAGCTGCTTGTGCAAATCCTCGGTCAGTAAATCCTCTTTCGCCTACTACTGCATCAATACCTCTAATAGCATTTTCATAAGCTGTTAGAGCAGCCAATGGATCTACTTCTGGAATGTTACCGTAATTAGGATCTTGTAAGAATCTGTAGATAGCGTCTATATTTCCTGCCTCTGGATTCTCACTTGGCGGTCCCGGATCAGGTGGGCCAAAAGTAAGTCCTGAAAACAGTCCCGGCATTTGTGCTGGTATATCTGATCCTAAATCTGAAAACTTGTTCGGCCCCAAACTAGGGTCCAAAGGATCTATATTAGCTGGTGTAGTGCCAAAAAGGTCATTAATTTTATCTATAGCATTACGTTCAATTCTATTCGTTTCTTGGGGAAAACCAATTCTGCCTCCCCATTGCGCTCCCATACCGATACCTGGGAAAGCAGAAAGCAGACTATAAATTCCTTCTCCGACTGATGTGGCGGGTTGTGGTGGCCCTCCGGGACCGTAAGTATCCCACTCATTACGTAAATATTCTGGTGGATGGTGAATGGGTGAGTCTGGTGGCGAAGTTAGCCCAAAATCAGGGTGGCCTGTAACACCTCCAGCTATAGGATCACCAGTTCCAAGTTGATTAACTGGTCTGCCATATCCCCCCGCAGAGTCTTTGGACATTGTTTTGAGTGCAGCTATTAATGCATCTCTTCCTGTAAGATCAGATTTTTCGAATTTGCGTCCATCTATGGACCTTTTTCCATCTATGAAATCTAAGATGTCATCGGTTTTCTTTTCTGCATCTTCACGAGTATATGAAGGATCAAATGCCGAAAAACGGCCACCAACGTCATATCCAATACTACTTAACTGATCTACTAAATCTTGTACTTGTGCAGCTTGGGCAGCTTGTTCGGCAGCAATACTAGCAGCTTGTTGAGCTTCTTGTGCCGCAGTCATACCTGAGAATCCGGGAGGACTTCCTCCTCCGAGATCAGGCCCACGACCTGCATCAAACCCTTGAACCCCAGCAGGGTTACTAAACTCTTCAAAACTTTCCCAAGACATATCTAACCTACCTATACAGCCAAGAACAATTCACGTTCTTTAGCTCTGCGTTTTACTAAGCCTTTAAGTATTCTACCACCCGCCCTTCTCCACTTAGGAAACTCATCAGCGGCACCTTCGTACGAACCTCTATTTAATTTCATTCTTAATGTACTTCTTTGAAAGTTCCCACTTCCTATATTGTATATTATAGAAGCAAGACTTGAGTACATATTCTCAGTTAACTCAGCAGTAACTAGTTTCCTAATTGCATGATCAACATGCTTTAACTCTCTTAGTAACAGTAACTCTCCATGACCTTTATCTATCTTCTTATGGTTCATGTTAACTTTGTCACCATTAATATCCCAAGTAGAACCAAAGCCTATAGTAGCAATACCCGCAGGACATTTATAAGGGCGGCTTGACCACCCTTCGTAGTACTTAATAATGTCTAATCCTGCTTCGTTTATCTTCATTTTCTGTTAAAACTTCTCTGACCAAACCAGAAAGAAACAACAGCAGCCCAGACAGCTTGGAACTCATCATTCCAAATCATCTTGTACTGTTCCATTGTTATCCAATCAGCATTAACACAAACAGAAAGTGCAGCGAACTCAATGAATAAACAGTATGTTATTATTGGTCTAACTGAAGAACTAAGATTAATAACCCACTGACTAGACTTAGCAGTTATTGTTGCGTGTTCTTTATGTAATGTCTCAGTCTCTCGGATATCTGCGTCGATATCCATCATCTGCATCTTCTGCTTTCCAATCTGCAACTGTTGATCTAGTTGCTTATCCATCATGGAAAGTTCGTGAGCTTGATCTCTTTTCTCTTCAAAGAAGTTAAGTACCTTTGGAAGAAAGGAAGTACCAAAACCAAGGACTGATCCGACAAGAGATAACATTATAAAACTCCCCAGAGTATCGGGACTGCTGCACTAAGAACTAATAAGGTTAATCCGACCATTACTTATTCCTTTACAGATGGGTGTTTGCCATTGTGTATGGCATTAAGGTGTGAAATCTGTGACTTCATAACTTTAACTTCTGCCTGTAGTGTAGCCATCTCACGGTTACGATGTTCCAAAGCAGCTACACTGTTGATATCTTTTAGTACATCAATTTGACTAGTGAATACAGCCCTCTGTGATTCTGCATCGTCTAGTCTAGCATCAAACGTAGACTTAAACTTATCAAAGTTTTTGTGGAATACTTCTAGATCCTGCATCACTCTTTGTAAGTTTGATTTCACTACTGCATATCCGCCAGCAATAGTAGCAATTAACATCAGTCCTTGTATTGCATGAGAAGCAGTTAGTTCCATATTACCTCACCGCTGGCCCATAAGTCGCTGCCCAATACAGAAAAGTACCAAGTCCACCAGCAATAACTGCAACAGCTAATCCTTTGGCGACTTCAATTAGTATTGCCTTCCGGCGTTCTGCACGTTCTTCATCTAAAAGTTTCTGCTCTTTCGCTCGTTCTTTCTTTGCTTCAACCCGCTTATCACGTTCTTCAAGGATAAGGTTCCAGGTACTTTTCTCTCCGGGCTTAGTAGGCCACTTACGATTTATCTCATCCCTTAAATCATCAAGTTGTTGTTCTAATTGCTTCTGTTCAATTACTGCCGCAGCAGCAGATGACATTGATGTTTCTGAGCCATCATCAGCGGCACGTTTCTGTAGAATACTCTTATTTTTCTTACCGATTGAGCTACCAGCTTTATGATCTTTATTCTGTTCATGCTGTTCTTTTGCCTGGAATAATCCGTCTAATCCGTGAGCAATTTCTTGAACACCTCTAGCAGATTTTACTAGAGTTTTAGTAGCAGCAATTGCAGCGGCTATTGTGAGTGGGTCCATCGCATCACCGCGCCTTTGCTTGCGCTACACCGTCGCCGCCAATGGAACGCCCAATCGCCCAAATGAAGTTTCTTACGCTGGTCTGGTTAAAATCGTTATTGGTATCGCTCTGTTTGAAACCTGTAGCGCACCAATCTTTTGATGCGCCCGCAATCACTGAGGTTCCACCAGGATCATCAAATTCAACCATAGTGTTTTCTGGGTTACTGCCTTGTCTAACATATGCGAATGTATTACAGCCGGTGGTATGACGGCGAGATATCATAAACTCCGGCTGCATACCCGTGTACACAAAAGGTCCATTCGCATCACCGTTGCCGAGCAGGGTCGGCAGTGATGAAAATCCTGCCACCTCAACAATCGCAATCACGCGATATGTCCCGGTTGGTGCCGCCGATTTGACAATCACGTTTGTGTCATCAATCCCCGCGTAGACGGTACTATTCTGTTCGCCCGGCGAGTGTGTGTTCAACGAAATATTATAGCCTGACGTCATGCCGGGGTGCGACCAATACCAGGCACCTGTGGTATTGGTAATTTTAACCACTGCCATTTTCAATCCTGAACCTAAAGAATGTGCGGTGTTAGTGTCAGAACCATTACTGTGGCTTACTTCAGCAGTAAACATCCCGTGGGTCGCGTTCATATTAAACGACCAACCAACGAAATCGTTGGAACCAGAAGGTGCGACGAATGTGGTTTTTGCGGCGGTGCTTTCGCAGTCGAGGCCGTTGCTGGCATCGTCAGAGAAACGCCACTGCCATGCAGTCGAACCGTCTAAATCTTTGAAGATTTCCATATATGTGCTGTGACCGGATCGCGCCGTCGCCAACGCCGACTCAATATTCGCACCAGTGTTGAGTACTTGCACAAACCCATCATCTAAATTTGTTACAGTCGGTTCTGGAAGATTGGCGGTATTCCACTCCTTAAACCCACTTGTGACTGTTCCATCCATCGCCGCAATAGAATGTTCTAAGGTTGCTACGTATGTGCCAAACGGCATCCAAGTAAAGACCCACGGTTCATCAAACGTTAGGCTGGAAACAGC